AACTTATACTGATAAGGGTTCTATGGTTCAGCCTGGCGGAATACTTCAAACAGGAAGTTATAATACTGGATATGGTTCAGGCGCACGGCTATCAACTACTTCAACTTCTTGGGTTACAATAGCCATTAACGGTACAGGACAAATTGCAACAAATTGTTCTCAGTCAGGTAACGTATTAACTATTCCTAAAATAAATAACAGCAGTCATATAGAAGTGACATTTACATGTCCAACATATATCTACGGTTCAGGTGCAAGTGGATCTGGTATAAGATGTCAGGGTTATACTGCAGATACTTCGATCAATAGCGGTAATGCGTTTTTGATGGATTTATTACCTAACGGTATGGCAGATTATTGGGGTTGGACGGGTTATCCTACAGCTACGGGTCTTGCTGATATAAGTACTATGACTTGGAGAACTGATTTTAACTCGAACTATAAAGCTGCACTAAAAACTTACACCGGTGATTTGAAATTTTATTGGGAAACTAGATTATCTTCAAGCAGTGATACTATATGGATTCTTGATTATGGAAATGCTAATCCAAAATATGGGTTTATACAATGGAAAGAGATTAGAGAATAATGGTAAGCAACTTAAAAGTAGATAATATTCAAGCTACAGGAGGTACAGCAACTGCTATAAGTTTAGCAGACGATGGAACATCACGTATTGAAAAAGTTCCTCATTGGAAGTTAGTGCATTCAGAAGCTGGTGTAAATGTTTCTAGTGGGAGTTGGACTGAGGTTAGTCTTGACACTGCGCAATATGATTCACACAATTTAAAAATTAATAGTACTATTGTAATCACAAGTGCAACTGCTGGATTGTATCACCTTACTGGACATATTAGAATGGGTAATAGATATATCAATAGGCTTATAGTTAAAATTACGCTAGGTTCAACAGATATATCCCAATTTGAAGGAACCGCAGGTGGTAACGGCACAGGTGCATATATGAGTGTTGAAACTAATACTATTCATAGATTAAGTGATGGTGATATCTTAAAGATGTGGGTATATCATGACTATGGAAGTAATGTTGGAGTTTTAGGTAGTACACAAGGGCATGAATCTTGGTTTTCGGGATATAGGATCACAGCATAGGATAAGATATGGCAGTAAGAAAAATACATTCAGCTTCAATTCCTAATAACTCAATCACGACTGATCACATTGGAACCGGCGTAATTGTTACAGATGATATTGCAGCTAACGCAGTTACAACAACTGATATTATAGATGATGCAGTAACAGCGCCTAAGCTTGCAACTAATTCAGTAGGTATAGATGCTCTTAATTTATCAGACGGAACAAGTGGTCAAGCACTTATTACAAATGGTAGCGGTACAATATCATTTTCTAACGTAGCTGAGGATGACATATTCTACACAAATGCGCAGTCAGTAGCTTCTAATTATACATTAAGTGCTAATAGGAGCGCGGTGACAGCAGGACCAGTAACACTTGCATCAGGAGTTACTGTAACACTCGGTTCAAATGCAAGGTGGGTGGTAGTATGAGTACAATAAGAGTTTCAGGTGATTCATCAGGATATTATGATCTAACGGTTCCATCAACGGCTGGATCAAATAGTATTGATTTATCAAAACTTCCAGTAAAAGATGCAAGTAATAATCTTACGTTGAACGGTGATCTAACGATAGATGGTACTGCAACCAATAATAATCCTGCGTGGTCAGTTTATAACACTACTCAAACTTGGATTTCAACCCCTCATCAATCAACAGAATTATTGGTTTGGGATGGAGAAGATTTTGATATTGGCGGTAATTTTGCTAATAATAAATTTACTTGCCCTGTAGCTGGAATATACTGGGCAGAAGTGCACCTTCATCATGCTGATACTTGTGGATCGATATCACTCACTCTCTGGCGCGAAAGAAGTGGGTCTTCAACAAGAGTTTCTTATCATAACAGGTCAGGAACTAATATTATTGAGAGAGGCATCCGTACCAGCCAACTTATTCAGTGTCAGGCTGGAGATTTAATTTGGGCTGGATTGTGGCATGCAAATAATCACTCAAACATATACCTGAGCTATGACGGGTCGACATATAGTGGATTTCAAGGCTACTTAGTAGGATAAATATAGATATAATAATTAGGAGAAAGAAATGGTAGATATTAGCGTCCCTCTTACAGATACACAGGAAAAGTGTATGGAGTATTGCGCAGTTAGCCCTTCAGATTGGATTAATAATGCAGCACAAAATCGAGCTAGAATAGCACAAGACGAGATTATTGCTAAATTAGTTGAACACTGTAATGCAAATTCAGTCCAATTAGCCACCGGTGCAGATGCACAAGTGGAGCAAGCGTTTGAGCTGAAGGTTGTGCAAACAGCAAAAGAAGTAAGTGAAGCAAATAATAGACCTTCAATACCAGAAGAGTAATAGTTTATGTCAACGCTTAAGTTAGAGAATTTACAAAATCCTAGTGCAGGTAGTGCATCTATTACTCTTGCAACTGATGGATCTTTAACTCTTGGAACTATTGCAAATGACATTAATACAACAAATAATGTTTTTCATGTAGATGCCAGTGCGCAAAAAGTGCACATAGGTAATACCTCTGACGTTGATACTGGTGCACTTTCGGTTATGAAAAATAGTGGTAGCAATTTTATAGCGCATTTTCGAAACACCGGTGTAAATCCTTATGGAGTTAAAATATCAGCACCAAGTGGTGATAACCCTGGTTATCCACTGTTGGTGGTCATGGACCATTCGTCTACAGAGTATTTAAAAGTTCAAAATAACGGTTACGTAACTACTCCAGGCGTGCCAGCGTTTTGTTGTTATAACTTGGGATTTAGTGGTGCGAGTTCTGGGTGGTCTACAGCAACAACCGGTTCAGGTAATGCAGTGCCGAGATCAGACGCTATGCATTTCAATAATGGTAACCACTATAGTGGTGCGACCGGTTATTTTACTGCACCGATTTCAGGCTATTATCAGTTTAATCTTAGTTTGTATGGTAAGAAAGATAATAATCACGGTGATAATTCCGGTTATTATTGGGCCTACTTTGAAAAGAACGCCGCTAATTATTATGGCACATATATAATGGAAGGTTATTATAATTCAGGAGATTATGATCAGGGTTCTAGTATATCAACCATAATGTATTTAGTTGGTAATGACACGTGTCGTCCACTCGTAGGTGCTTATACTCATGGAGTATCGATATATGGACCTAATTGTCAATTTAGCGGGCACATGATAGGATAAGATATGGCAACTTCTATTACAGATACTTCGATTTCATCTACAACTCTTTCAATAGATGCTATTCAAGGTGCAACTGCAGCTGGAACAGTTGATCTTCCGGCTGGTCATCTTAATAATTTTAATATGACTCGACACACGGCAAAATCGGTTGTAACGTCAACAAGTTTTACTACAGTATATTCAGTTAATATTACACCGAAATTTGCTACCAGTCTGATTTTGGTTACTATGAGTCTTTCAGCGACACATCGTAATCATCATTCTGGACTTGTTAGGTGTTATAGATCTATTTCAGGCGGGACTCAAAATACGGTATGGGGTGGAGGTTTAGATAGTCAGGATGTTGGTACACAGTGGAGCAATGTTTGGTTTAATGTGAGAAAAGAACACAGTGATCTGACCTATTATTATTCTACTCATACATATTCGGCTTCTTACCTAGACACACCTAATACAACATCACAAATTACATATGATGTGAAGGTTATGACAACTGGAGATAGTGAAGGAATTTTTATTAATAGAACTGGACAAAATACTCAAGCTTATGATTCATCTTGTGGTAGTACAATTATGGTTCAGGAGGTCTTGCAATAAATGGCAATAGATAAAATCACATTACACGGAATAGCAGACAATGCAGTACAAACTGCTCATATATCAGCAGACGTAATTGCTGCCGAGGATATTGCGGCTAATGCCATTACAGTTGCAGAGTTAGCTAATGATGCAGTTACGTCTGACAAAATAGATCTTTCAGCTCTTGGTTCTGTTCTTGCTTTAAGACAATCCAGTGGAACTGCTACTATAGACGTTAAATCTAATGACGGAACACCTGCTTTTGCTATAACCTCATCTAATCCCGCGGGTCCTCCTTTCTCTATAAGCAGTTACTCCGATGGGTCAGGTAGTTATCATATGCTTGGCGCCAATTTAACTTTGAATGCAGCCGGAAATAACGTTATAGGAGCTTCAGGAGAAAATGCATCTGCTATACAGCTCGATTCAAGAGCAGGTCACGGTCTTAGCTTTATAACTACAGGATGGAATTCAGGTACAAGTGCGTACGATACTCCTTTAGAAAGAATGAAGATTGATAAAGAGGGAGGCGTAGGAATTTCAGGAGGAGGTTCACCTTTTCCAGGAGCTCAAGTTCCTGAAAGGCAACTTACTGTTATTGGAAACTATATGTCTGGTTTCTATCGTGCGTATAACACAAGTAATAGAGGTTATGATATTCTATTAGGAGCATTGAATACTAGTAACGCTTTAGTAGACAGTGTTAAGATAACTGGTGACACTAATAGCGGTGACGCTGACGGTGAGTTTGCTATAGCAGTTAAAAACAGTGGTAGCTTTGTTGAAAGTATGAGAATCAATGAATTAGGTCATAATGTTTTTGCACGTCAACCATCTTTTGCTTCATGGGGTCCTAATGGTAATGTTGGTTTTTATATGTTAGATGGGGCTGCACATACTATTGTCAACTGGCAATCACATCATAACGTTGGAAATCATATGAATAATACTAGCGGCATATTTACCGTTCCAACTGCAGGAAGATACTTTTTTTCTATGCAGGTTATGTATAGAATGAATACAAGTACATATATAAACGACTTATTATTTATGATTACTAAAAATGGTGTTGATTACATACACACTGACCAGGGAACGAACGATGACGGTAACGGTGATGGTTGGTTTACCGATACTATGTCTACAATAATTGACTGTGCTGTTAATGATGAAATTCAATTTAGATATTCGATTTATAGTTCATCACACGCTACAGGTAATCAAACAAACTGGTACCTTTATCACGGTAAATACACTCAAGTAAGCGGGATGCTGCTAGGATAAACGTGAGTATAAATAGTCCTAGAACAATTAAACTCCGGGACTTTTGGATATGGCAAAACCTACAACAAGAGAAACCTTATTAGATTACTGTCTTAGAAATTTAGGACACCCCGTAATCGAAATAAACGTTGACGATGATCAATTAGACGATAGAGCCGATGAGGCTTTACAGTTCTATCAAGAGTATCATTCAGATGCTGTATATAAAGATTATATAAAACACAAGATAACTAATTCGTTAATGGCACTTAGTGGAAGTCCTAGTGGATTTACAGAAGGTGAAACTATTACAGGTGGAACTTCAGGAGCTAAAGCTACTATTAAAGAATTCACCTCACCTAATATAAGATATAATACACTCGAAGAAACAAATATTCCTTTTGCAGCAAATGAAACAATCACAGGCGGTTCTTCTGGAAGTACCGCGACTATTTCTGCTATAACTAAAGGCGATACCGAAAACGGTTATATCGCTATTCCAGATGCTGTTACTACCGTACAGCAAATATTTCCGCTAGATGATGAAGATTCAAGTATTAATATGTTTGATGCTAAGTATCAAATACACCTTAACGATGTATTTAATATGAGAGCAGGTCACGGTATAGCTAACTATTATCAAACTCAACAACACCTTGCAACTATGCACATGGTATTTAATGGTGCAGACACCGTTAGGTTCAATAGGCATATGAATAGGCTTTATATAGATGCTGATTGGGAAAATGATTTAAAGAAAGATAGCTATGTTATAGTTGAATGCTTTAGACTAGTTGATCCCGCAACATATACTGACGTATATAATGATATGTTTTTAAAAAGGTATCTTACAGCTCTTATCAAGAAACAGTGGGGAAGTAATTTATCTAAATTTGAAGGCATGCAACTTCCTGGTGGCGTAACTCTTAATGGAAACCGAATAATGGAAGAAGCTACTACTGAAATAAAAGAAATTGAAGAGGAAATGCAACTTAAATACGAAATGCCTCCTAACTTTATGGTGGGTTAAACCATGCCTACTAACGTATACTTTTCACCCAAAGTTAAAGCTGAACAACACTTATTTGAGGATTTAGTAATTGAATCCCTTAAGATGTACGGACAGGACGTCATGTATATTCCTAGGACTTCTATTACTGTTGATGAACTTCTTAATGAGGACTATGCTAGGTTCACCGATGCATATAACATAGAAATGTATATCGAAAATACCGAAGGTTTTGCAGGCGAAGGTGATTTATTAGGAAAATTTGGACTTGAAGTTAGAGATCAAGCTACACTTATTGTTTCGCGAAGAAGGTGGGAACAACTAGTAGGAATATTCAATAATGACGTTACAACAAGTCGTCCAGTAGAGGGAGACTTAATATACTTACCGATGTCACGTTCTATGTTTGAAATTAAATTTGTAGAACACGAACAGCCATTTTATCAAATGAATAACTTACCTACGTTTAGACTTGAATGTGAGTTATTCGAATATAGCAATGAGCAAATCGATACAGGTATTGCTGCAATTGACAACTTTGAAGCTTCCTATTCTGCTTCTATAACTCTTGACGTTTCACATGGTAGTAGAAATGGAGTTATAGGCGAAAAGGTTTATAAACAATTAGGAACAGATGGAAACGGTGATCCTATAAGAGTTACTGGTGAAATTGCTAGGTGGGATAAAGGTGCTACACAATCAACAATAGATATTATAAACGTAGGAAGTACTGATACTACAGTTAGGGAATTTACCACTGGAGGTAATTTAGTTTCTTCTGATGAGAGTGGTATACAATGGACTATTAACGCAGTTCACGGTATTAATACAGCTGAAGCTGCGAAGTTTAGCAGAGACGACGCAGTTGCAGATAACAGAGAGTTTGAAATTGAAGGTGATTCTATAATCGACTTTTCAGAAAGTAATCCTTTCGGCGACCCAAGTGAGACAAATTAATGTTTGGAGATCATTTTTACCATAACGCAATAAGAAACATGGTTGCAGTATTTGGAACCATATTCAATGATATTCATGTTGTTAAAAGAGACAGCGCTAATAAGGTATTATCTAGCGCGCGCGTCCCGCTCGCGTACGGGCCCAGGCAGAAGTTTATTTCAAGAATAGAATCTCGACCAGGATTAGACGACCCAAGAATAGCAATTAAACTTCCAAGAATGTCTTTTGAAATTACTCAGTTGACGTATGATACTAATACTAAGCTTCATAAGAATACTCACCAGGTAGTAAATTCTACAGTTGCTAATAGTAGAGACAAATATTTAGGACCTGTTCCTTATAGAATAGGTTTTCAGTTGAATATTATTACAAAACAACAAGATGAAGCTTTACAGATTTTAGAACAGATTATTCCTTACTTTCAACCTGAATATACTGTTACTGTTAAAGAAGCAAACGGTCAGTTTAAAGCAGATACGCCTATTACGTTAACTTCTATAACTTTAAGCGATGACTATGAAGGAGACTTCTTAAGTAGAAGAGCAATAATATATTCCTTAGACTTTGAAACAAGAGTACGATTTTATGGACCTAAGTCTACTTCTGGTTATATCAGAACTGTTATTACTGACATAAACAATCAAACAACAGATGCCATATTTGAAAAAATTACTACAACAACCGATCCTGCAAATGCTAATCCTGATGACACGTATACTGTAACTAATACATATTCATTCCCATCTACACCGGATGCGCAGGAAATAGTATTGACTACAAACGGTATTGCAACATTTACTGCAAATGAGAATGTTACGGGATCGATATCAGGCGCAACTGGTAAGTTTGTAACGCAAACCAACACATCGGCAACTGGTACAACAGTTAAAATAAATAGTCTAGACGCGAACTTTTTAGTAGGTGAAGTTGTTTCAGGAGGAACTTCAGGTGCTTTTGGTACAGCCGCGTCAGTGAAAGATTTGGCATATTAAAATGACACAAAATAAAAAAGAAGTACAAGACGATTATGATTTTACGAGAAGTATGTATTATAATCTAGCAGAAAAAGGACAAGAAGGTATAGATATTCTATTAGACCTTGCTCGAGAAAGCGAGCATCCGAGAGCTTTTGAAGTTCTTTCTAATTCCATCAGACAGAATGCTGACGTGGTTGAAAAGCTGATGAAACTTCAAAAGGATAAAAAAGATTTAGAACAAGAAAGTAAACTATCTCTTCCAAATAGTATGACACAAAATAATGTATTCGTAGGATCCACTACTGATCTACAACGAATGTTGATCGATAAAGCGAAAAAGAAAGAGAATACAATTGACGCAAGCGTCTCTAAAGAATAGTGATTTTGGTTATCTAGGAAATCCTCAAATAAAAAGGGATGGAGTAGAGCAACCTTGGACTCAAAATGATGTATTCGAGTATGCTAAATGCATGAAGGATCCCGTATACTTTGCTAAGAAGTATATTAAAATCATTTCACTAGATGAAGGTCTTATTCCCTTTGACTTGTATCCTTATCAGGAGACAATGTTTAAGGAATTCAATAAAAATAGATTTAGTATAGTATTAGCGTGTCGACAGTCTGGAAAATCGATTAGTTCTGTCGTATACATTCTATGGTATGCTATCTTTAATCCCGAAAAAACTATAGCCATATTAGCTAATAAAGGTGCGACTGCAAGAGAGATGCTTGCAAGAATTCAGATCGCACTCGAAAACTTACCATTCTTTTTACAGCCTGGATGTAAGATAGTTAATAAAGGAAACATAGAATTTAGTAATAATAGCAGGATTATTGCTGCAGCAACTTCGGGTTCATCTATTCGAGGTATGTCTGTCAACTTATTATTCCTAGACGAGTTTGCTTTTGTTGAAAATGCGTCGGCGTTCTATACTTCAACTTATCCGGTTGTTTCTTCTGGTACTGATACTAAAGTTATTATAACATCAACCGCAAACGGTGTTGGAAATGTTTTTCATAAGCTTTGGGAAGGTGCTGTACAAAAGACAAATGAATATTCTCCGTTTAGGATAGATTGGTGGGATGTTCCTGGGAGAGATGAAAAGTGGAAAGAATCTACTATTTCAAATACTTCTGAGTTGCAATTTGATCAGGAATTTGGAAACAACTTTCACGGAACAGGTAACACACTTATACAGGGAAATGTGTTATTACAACTTAAAGCAAAAGCACCAATTTATAGACAAGAATCAGTAGCTGTATATCAGAAACCCGCAAATGGGTGTAAGTATATGATTTTTGTCGATAGCGCGAAGGGAAGAGGTCAGGATTATTCTACATTTAATGTGATCGATATTAGCAGTCGCCCGTTTAAGCAGGTTGCCGTGTATCGCGATAATACTATCTCTCCTTTGCTCTTCCCTGATATTATCTATAAATATGCAAAAACGTACAATGATGCCTATGTAGTTATTGAGAATAACGATTCAGGCGCAGTAGTTTGTAACGGTTTGTATTATGATTTAGAGTATGAAAATTGTCATGTAGAATCTTCGGTAAAAGCAAATGCCGTCGGTGTTATGATGACAAAAAAGGTTAAAAGAATAGGGTGTTCAAATCTTAAGGATTTTGTTGAAAACTTTAAGTTAGAAGTTGTAGACGCTGACACCATTATGGAACTTTCAACATTTGTTGCAAAAGGATCAAGTTATGAAGCCGAAGGAACCAATCATGACGACTTAGTTATGAATTTAGTCCTATTTGGTTGGTTTGCAACTACGTTTTATTTTGCAGAAATGACTGATATTAATGTAAAAGATATGATGTTTGCTGAACATATGAAGGTTCTAGAAGAAGAATTAGCTCCAGTTGGAATAATGCCGGACGACAATAAAGAGGAAGAAGAAATTGAATCCGATGGTCAGGTCTGGAAAGTTGTAGGAAATACTGGGCTTTTTTAGGATTTTATTATTTATAAATAATATTATGAAAATTACCGTATTATGAAAACCATTTAATGTAAATTACAAGGGGAAAGAAAATGAGCTTCCAAGTATCTCCAGGTGTACGCGTTAAAGAGATTGATCTCACTAACGTTGTTCCTGCCGTCTCTTCCTCCATTGGTGCCTTTTGTGGAGCATTCTCCTGGGGTCCAATGGGTGTACCGACGCAGATCACCTCAGAAAACGACTTGGCTGAAAAGTTTGGCACTCCTAATCTTACTAATAACACTAGCTACTTTACCGCAGCTGCTTTCCTACAGTACGGTAATGATCTAAGAGTTATTCGTGCTAGTACAGGCGCAGTTAATGCGTGTGTATCTGGTACTCCAGTAAAAATAGGAACAAACAATACCTATCTTCAATCATACTCTGCTGGTCAGGGTTCGGTTGGATCATGGGCAGCTAAGTGGCCCGGAACACTGGGCAACTCTCTAAAAGTTGAAGTGTGTTCCTCAACTGGTTTTGCCAGTTGGGCTTATGCAACTCAGTTTGATGCTGCTCCAGGCACATCAAGCCATGCAACTAAACTAGGCGTAACAGGCGCTCTTGACGAAGTCCACATTATCGTAATAGATGAAGATGGACATTGGACAGGAACAGCCAATACAGTTCTAGAACGATTCGAATATCTTTCTATGGCATCAGATGCCAAGAATGACGATGGTACTACCAATTATTACAAAGAGGTTATTAATAGCCAATCTGAGTATATATGGTGGATGGATCATGACACTGGACTTACCGATTCAGGTATTGCCTTATCCGCGCAAGCTTCAAGTAAAGTTTTCGACGGTGACGGTGGAACTGCAATCTCTGCAAGTTTAACTGGTGGAACAGATGATGATGCTTATACAGCTGGTGAAATCCAAAGTGGATTTGACACAGTTCAAGATGCATCAACATATGATGTCAGTATATTGATATCACCTCCGCTAAGTGAAACTCTAGCTGGGTCAAGTGCTGATTGTGTAGCAATTGCTAATGACTTAATTGCAATAGCTGTAGCTAGAAAAGACTGCGTAGCAGTAATTTCTCCTCCAACTGGTTTTACCACAAACCCAGGTGCACAGAGTTCAGTCACACTAGTAGGTGGCGGAACAGCTGCAACAACAAGGCCGGCACTAGTTAAAGCTTTTGCTGATTACCTAACTTCAAGTTCATACGGAATGTTGGATTCAACTTCTGCTAAGGTATATGATAAGTATAACGACGTATTTATCGATATTCCTTCGAGTGGACATGTAGCAGGTCTTCTAGCAAATACTGACAATGTTGCCGATGCATGGTTTTCACCTGCAGGTTTTAACAGAGGACAGTTACTAGGCGTAACGAGAATTAACTTTAATCCAAAGCAAGCAGAAAGGGATACACTCTATAAAGCTAGAACTAATCCTATCGTTGCATTCCCAGGTGAAGGTACAGTACTCTTCGGAGATAAGACACTATTGTCAAGACCTTCAGCTTTCGACAGAATCAACGTAAGACGCTTGTTTATTGTTCTTGAAAAGGCTATCTCAACAGCAGCTAAGTTTCAACTCTTTGAATTCAATGATGAATTTACAAGAGCCCAGTTTAGAAACTTAGTAGAACCTTTCCTAAGAGAGGTAAAGGGACGAAGAGGTATTACGGACTTTAAGGTAATTTGCGACGAAACCAATAATACTGGTCAAGTTGTAGATGCTAATGAGTTTGTTGCAGACATCTTCATCAAACCTGCAAGATCTATTAACTTTATAACACTGAATTTTGTTGCTACACGAACTGGTGTAGACTTCAGTGAAATAGCAGGTTAGGGGGTAAAAAATGGCAATTTTAGGCGTAGATGATTTTAAGTCGAAGTTAGTTGGTGGCGGAGCCCGCGCCAACCTCTTCAAGGCTACAATCAATTTTCCATCATTTGCACAAGGAGATGTGGAACTCACATCGTTTATGTGTAAAGCTGCAACCTTACCATCTTCAGTGATTGCGCCAATTATGGTTCCTTTTAGAGGAAGACAATTGCAAATCGCTGGTGATAGAACCTTTGAACCTTGGACAGTAACAATCATTAACGATACTGACTTTTCAGTACGTAATGCTATGGAACGTTGGATGAATGGTATTAACCAACATAACTCTAATACTGGTATGGTAAATCCTGTCGACTATCAAGCCGACATGAGGATTGAACAGCTTAATAAAGCTGGCGAATCAGTAAAGCTTTATGATATACGTGGTACCTTCCCAACAAACATTTCTGCAATCGATCTTTCTTACGATACTGAGAATGCGATTGAGGAATTTACAGTCGAACTCCAAGTTCAGTACTGGGAATCTAACACAACTACTTGATGGTTAAACTAAAAGGGGAGGACTTCTATCTCCTCCCCTATTTAAAGGTGAAATATGGCAGAATTATTTGGATACGAAATAAAACGTAAACCGGAACCTAAGAAGGTTTCCTTTGTTCCACCCGATGATGAAGGTGTTGGCCAGGTCGTCAATGCTGGAGGTCATTTCGGGCAATATATCGATATGGACGGAGGAAAGTCTAAGACCGAAAACGATCAGATTATGAAATACAGAGATGCGGCTTCTCAACCGGAAGTTGATGCTGCTATCGAAGACATTATTAACGAAGCTATAGTTGCAGATGAAACACACAGTCCTGTAGCTTTAGTTTTAGATGATGTTGAACAATCTGCTTCAATTAAAAAGAAAATTCATGACGAGTTTACACATATAACTAAACTCTTAAATATGAATTGGCAGGGCCACGATATTTTTAGAAAATGGTATATCGACGGAAGGTTGTATTATCATAAGATAATAGACGTGAATAACCCTAAAGGAGGAGTCATTGAATTAAGATGTATTGATCCTCTTAAGATTAAAAAAGTTAAAGAAATTAAAAAGCAAAAAGATAAACTCACAGGTCAAGACTTAGTTAAAGGGACTAATGAGTATTATATCTTTCAAAATAATAATATGAATAAGACTAATCAGGGTTTAAAGATTAGTAAGGATTCTATTACACACGTAACATCGGGTTTATATTCTCCTGATCACAAATCAGTTTATTCATACCTGCACAAATGTATGAAAACTGTAAATCAGTTGAGAATGCTAGAAGACTCTCTTGTCATATATAGACTTTCGAGAGCTCCAGAAAGAAGAATATTTTATATAGATGTAGGTAACTTACCCAAGGGTAAAGCAGAAGAGTACCTACGAAACATTATGACAAAGTATAGAAATAAACTTGTCTATAATGCTTCAACCGGAGAGGTTAAAGATCAGACTAAACAAATGTCTATGCTCGAAGATTTTTGGTTACCTCGAAGAGAAGGTGGTAGAGGAACAGAGATTACTACATTACCTGGAGGTGAAAATCTAGGGCAAATAGATGACATAATTTATTTTCAAAAGAAACTATATAGGTCACTTAATGTGCCTATTAATAGACTTGAACAAGAAGCTCAATTTTCGTTAGGACGAGCTTCTGAAATTACAAGAGACGAATTAAAGTTTCAGAAGTTTGTAGATAGACTAAGAAAGAGATTTAGTATGTTGTATATCGACATTCTAAAAACTCAATGTGTATTAAAAGGAATATTGACTGAAGAAGAATTCTCAGAAATTGCTAATAAGATTAGAATTAATTTCATGAAGGATTCTCACTTTTCAGAACTTAAAGAATCTGAACTATTAAGAGAAAGACTTGGCACATTAAGAGAAATTGATGAATATGTAGGCAAATACTTCTCAGTAGAATGGATTAGAAGGAATGTTCTATTCCAAAAAGATAAAGATATTGCTGAAATTGATAAGCAAATTAAAGCTGAGGGCGATGTAGATGATATGGCTCCAGATAACGCAGAAGATAACCAGGATGATGATTTAGATAATGATCGTCCAGCACCGCGATCTCAAGATCGTGATGATGATGCGTAGAAAATTGTTTTTTTATAAATAAAATAAAGGAAAAATATGATGAGTATAGATGATTTAATTGCGGACATTGCCGGAAATGATATGGTTAATGCCACAAAGAAATTTGATTCTTTGATGAGTGATAGATTGAATGCTGCTCTTGATGCTAAAAAAATAGAATTAGCTAAGAGTATTGGAGAAGAAGAAGCTCCAGAAATTGAAGAAGTTGAAACCGATGATGAAACTTTAGAGGCTGAATCGGAAGAGACATCAGAAGAAGAAACTGAAACCGAAGCTGAGGAAGGTAACGACGAAGAGGAAAGCGATGAAGAAGTTCAAGCAGCTTAGAGTCGAACTTGAAGAAGGTGCCTACAAAGCTAAGGCCGGTGAAAAAGTCGTTAAGACTTTTAAAGTCGGTAAAAAGAAGAAATATGAAGCAGTGATTACTAAAAAAGGTAATTATCACTGTGTGTACGTCGACGGTGATAAACTAGACGAATTTAAAAGTATTAAAGATGCAGAAAAAGCTGCAAAAGAATTTACAGATTTGATGGGTGGATAAATGAAGCTTATTACAGAACATAATGATGTAGAATTAAACTACATCACAGAAGAGAAAAATGGTAAGAAAAGTCTTGTCATTGAAGGTGTTTTTATGCAGGCCGAACAGAAGAATAGGAACGGCCGGATTTATCCTAAACAAATCTTAGAAAATGCTGTTAACAAATATAACAGCGAACAGGTTACCAAGGGTCGTGCGGTCGGTGAATTAAACCACCCTGAAGGACCAACGATCAACTTGGATAAAGTTTCCCATAAAATTACTGAGCTTAATTGGAACGGTAATAATGTGGTGGGAAAGGCGACTGTCTTGAATACTCCTATGGGCCAAATCGTACAAGGCCTTATGGAAGGGGGAGTTCAACTGGCAGTCTCAAGTCGTGGTATGGGTAGTCTTGAAACTAAAGGCGGTACAAATTACGTGAAGTCTGACTTCATGTTAAATGCTATCGACGTTGTTCAAGATCCTTCTGCTCCACAAGCCTTCGTTAACGGAGTCATGGAAGGAGTAGAATGGATAATGGAAAACGGTACTTTTAGAGCTCAAGAAATTGAAAAACTCGAGACTGAGATCAAGTCAGCTCATGGATCTGCAGATTTGCAGATGAAAGCTTTCAAAGATTTCCTCTCTAAACTTTAAACTCGGAGGAGTAATAATGTCAGATAATGACTCTAAAAATGACATTGTTGAAGATCAACTCCAAGATGAAATTGTTGACGAAGTTAACGAGGAAAACTTGGAAGAAAAAGCTAAAGTGAAGGAAGCTGATGCTGATAAAGAGGTAGATGGCGCTGCAGCTGCAGACGATACTAAAGCTGCTATCGATAAGTCAGAGCCTAAAAAGGCAGCAGATCCTAAGGCTAAAAAGCCTGCCACTAAAGCTGGTATGATCAATGCAATGTTTACAAAAATGAATGGTATGTCCAAAGACGAAATGTCTAAGGTATATGCCCATTACCATGAAGGTAATGAGGAAGTCGGAGAAGTTATTGATAACACCAATAATTTTGACGAAGATCTTAATGCCCTAGTGGAATCTGAAGCAACTCTTTCTGATGGCTTCCGCTCTAAAGCAGAAGTTATTTTCGAAGCTGCAGTTAAAGCAAAAGTGGCAGAACATGTCAACAGGCTTGATGAGCAGTATAAGGAAGAGCTCGAGGAAGAAACCAAAAGTATTCATACAACCATCGTTGAGAAGGTTGATGGCTACCTCAACTACGTCGTAGAGAAGTGGATGGAAGAAAATAAGATTGCAATGGAAGCTGGTCTTCGCACTGAAATCTCAGAATCTTTTATCAAGGCGCTACACGGTGTTTTCAATGAGCATTACATCGAAGTTCCTGAGTCAAAAGTTGATCTTGTTGATGAACTCACCAAGAAAAATGATGACTTAGAAGAGCAAGTAAATGCTACAATGGAAGAAAATATCAAACTTAAAGAGGAAAACGGTAACCTCAATAAGGATGCTATTTTAGCCGAAGCATCTTCTGACCTTTCTGACGCACAAACCGAAAAGTTGAAGTCACTTGCAGAAGGTGTCTCTTTTGATTCAGCAGAAGACTATCAGTCTAAGTTGAATACCTTGAAAGAGTCATATTTCAAGTCTCCAGCTGAAACTAAACCCGATGCAGTTAATGAAGTTGACGAAACTCCAGCTGAAACAGTTGAAGTAAATGAGTCAATGTCTCGTTATCTTGCAGCAATTAAAAAAAGTAAATAAGGGAGAAAAACTTTATGTTTACTAGCGACAAAATAATGGAGAAGTGGACACCTGTATTAGATGCAGAAGAAGCTCCTTCTCTTGGCGACAAGCATCGCCGAGCTGTAACCGCTACAGTCCTTGAAAACACTGAAAAGGCTCTTCAAGAAGAGCGTTCTCAGCAAAACTTTCAATTGACTGAGGCACCTGCTAACGCAACTGGCTCAAATATCGATAACTGGGATCCAATTCTTATTGGTCTAGTTCGAAGAGCTATGCCTAACTTAATTGCATACGACATTTGTGGTGTGCAGCCAATGACTGGTCCAACAGGTCTTATCTTTGCAATGAAGTCTAAGTACACATCACAAGGTGGTACAGAGGCTCTATTCAACGAAGCTGATACAGACTTCTCAGGAACAGGCACACAAGGTGGTGGTTCATCATCCTTGGTTGGCGATATTAACCCTCCAGGAGTAACTGGTGAATCTTCTGCTGACACCTCAGGCGGTGCAGACGCAGTTGAAGACGCATTCGGTCTTGGTACTGGTATGGCAACATCTGCTGCTGAAGCTCTTGGCGACGGTGGTGGAACTAACTTCGCTCAAATGGCGTTCTCAATCGATAAAGCAACTGTGACTGCAAAGTCAAGAGCTCTTAAAGCTGAGTACACCATGGAATTAGCACAAGACCTTAAAGCAATTCATGGTCTAGATGCTGAGTCTGAGTTGGCAAACATTCTTTCTGCTGAAATCCTTGCTGAAATCAACAGGGAAGTAGTTAGAACAATCAACTCTAGAGCTAAGCAAGGTTCTGTACAAACAGACATCACAACAGATGGTACATTTGATGTGAATGCTGACTCAGATGGCCGTTGGTCAGTTGAGAAGTACAAAGGTCTTCTAGTTCAGTTAATGAGAGAAGCTAACGTAATTGCAAAAGAAACACGAAGAGGAAAAGGTAACTTCCTAATGTGTTCTTCTGACGTTGCTGCTGCTCTTTCAGCTTCTGGAATGTTAGACTACACACCTGCAATCTCAGGAAATGCTGGACTTTCAGTTGATGATACTGGTACAACTTTTGCCGGTACTCTTTCAGGTGGAATGAGAGTATACTTAGATCCTTATGCCAATACAGATTACTGTACTCTAGGCTATAAAGGACCTAATCCATACGACGCAGGTCTTTTCTATTGCCCATACGTACCGCTAACTATGGTACGAGCAGTAGGGGAAAATTCATTTCAACCAAAAATCGGTTTTAAAACTCGATATGGAATGATTGCTAACCCATTTGTGGCTACAGACGGAACAGTTGGTGCAGTAAGGGCCAACCCGTACTACAGAATCACAAAGATAACAAATATCCTTTCATAAGATATAAGTTATAGGTTAAACTAGGGAGGCTTCGGCCTCCCTTTTTTTGTTATAAATAAAGTCATGATTACTGGTCTGTCTTATGGATTTCATGATGCGGCTAAAACGATAATTGACTTGAATGGTAACATAATATATGCAGGTCATGCTGAACGTTATAGTCGTTTAAAGAATGACAAATATTTACATCCTGATATGCCTAAAGATCAAGGCATTAAAGTGTTCTACGAGAAACCAATTCTTAAGAGCACTCGAATGTTATATTCTGGTCAAAAGTTTAAATTCAGAGAACTCACTACTAAATCATTTCATCATCATTGGTCTCACGCTGCAGCATCTTATTACACAAAACCGTTTACAAATGAACCCGTTTGTGTTATAATAGATGCTATAGGAGAATGGGATACGTGTTCTATTTGGTATAAAAAGAAGAAGGTATGGTCACAGAAATACCCATATTCATTAGGTTTATTCTATTCTGCAATAACACAGAGGTTAGGATTAAAACCGCAAGAAGATGAATACATTACAATGGGTATGGCTGCTTTTGGTGAGCCTATATATGATTTAGAATATCTTCTTGAAACAAATCTTCATAAGGGTTGTGGAAATATACTACCAAATGCACGAAATGAAGACATCGCAGCATCTGCTCAATGGTTAATAGAAAATAAGATTATTCAAATTATGCAAAAGGCTAGACAATATTCAAGTTACCTTTGTTATGGTGGAGGAGTTGCATTGAACTGTGTTGCTAACAGTAAAATAACATATCTATTTGATGATATTTGGATGATGCCTAATCCCGGTGATGCGGGTGCTAGTTTAGGCGCAGCTGCAGCTTACTTGGATAAACCACTTAAATGGAAGGATGTATATCTTGGACATGATATTCAAGTTAATGTTTCGCCTAGTAAAGTTGCTGAACATATCTATAAGCATTCTTATTGCGGTGTTGCTCATGGTCGTGCAGAGTTCGGTCCTCGTAGTTTGGGCAATAGGAGCTTCCTTGCTGATCCCCGAAAGGATATTGCAGAAACTGTTAACACTATTAAAAAACGACAAAAATTTCGACCCTTTGCACCTGCAATCTTGGAAGAATTTGCTGATGAATACTTCGAAGGACCAATGAATGAATACATGCAATATGTTGCAAAAGCAAAACATGATCTAAAATCTGTCACGCACGTGGACGGGTCTGCGCGCGTGCAGGTAGTAAAAAAGAACTGTAGGTCTATATTAAGACCTATATTAGAAGAATGGTGGAAGATGAGTAGGTGTCCTATGCTGCTTAATACATCGTTAAACATAAAAGGCGAACCCATTATAAATACATGGAAAGATGCTGAAAATTGGAGTAAAAAATATGCGATCACTGTGTATTAGTACAGGTTGCAGTTTCACTGATCATGATTTCTTTAATCACACTTATGGTATAGAAAACCCGTCTGGATTTAAATGGTGGGATCAATATTTAGCAGAACATGCTGGTTTAAAATTAATTAATTGTGCAAAGAGTGGCGATGGGCCCATAAATCATTTAAATCGTACATTACAAGCAATTGCTAAATACGGTGAAGATATTGAACTTATAACTATAGGAATGAGTAGTTGGTCTCGATTCATGTTTCCTTATATGCATGGCTTGACAAAAAACAATCCTCCACATTTTTTGAGTAGAGGTAAACCAGGCATGTATGCATGGAATGAACTTCGAAAAGATTATCCTGAAGAGATTTATAAAGCATCAGTTAAAACAGCTTTTACTTGTATGTACGCTATACAACAAGCTGCTAAAGCAAATGGTATAAAATTATTTGTATTTCAATTATTACACCCTGTTAATATAGTACAAGATTTTGGCCCGACAAAATCTGATAGACCTGCAGGTTATATATCAGGCCTTCTGAATTTTGAAAAAAGCAGAACAAAAAGAAAACTAGATGTAACCTATGCTACATATAAAATTATAGAAGAATACCCATTAATGGAAAAAATAGAAGATGATGAACAGTTTTGGGGTGCACCCTTTATTCCATTAGCTGGAGGAATTTATGTATGGGATAAAATGCATATGAAAGAAAAAGACGGAATAGATCCTGTTTATCTAGAACTAGCTAGAGATGGATTTACATTAGATTATAATGAAAAATCAAGAAAAAACAATGCAAATAAACAATGTATTGATGCAATGACAGGTGAAGAACGTGATCGTACTGGAGAGCCTGATAGACATCCAAATGCTGATGGTCAAAGATATATTTTTGATAAAATAAAAGATGGATATGATAACTTATATAAATAGAATAAGGAAATGGTTTAAAATGCATTTGACTGTTCTTTTATGGAGATTTAAATATAAAAGAAAAGATGCAAAACCAGATATTTTTATTTACGAGGATGACGATTAATGCCATATACACCAACGGTTAATTTTACTGATACCTACGTAGCACCAACTCAGGATGAAACTACCTTTGTTAATCCTACTGGTTTTAGATTATTAATCGATAATATGAAATATAAAAATGCTCAGTATTTTGTTCAAACTGCAGCACTTCCAGATGTATCTACTGCAGGTGCACCTTTGATGTATAAACAAAGGAACATTACTACTATGCCTGATAAACTAGAATATGCGCCTTTAGAAGTTGCATTTCTCGTTGATGAAGATATGATAAACTATAAGGAAATACACGATTGGATTGTTGGGTTAATAACAGAACCAGATAAAAAAATTGGAAGAACTACATATAATGAAAGAAAAACAAGAGATTTAACTTTGCAGATTCTTACTAGTCATAACAACGTAGGAACTCAAATACAATTTGTTGATGCATATCCTATTTCAATCAGCTCTCTCCCATTTACTACTAATGCAACAGATGTAGAGTATCTCACTGCTATTACATCATTCAATTATTCCTATTACAAATTCCTATAGATAATACTACGACTAAGGATATATTATGACACTAGATGAAATACACGAGTTGTGGAAACGTGACTCGCAAATCGATGAAATGAATCTCGATAATGCATCAAGAGATGCAGCAAAACTTCACTCAAAATACTTAGAACTTCATTCACACGCAAAACTGCAGGTGAAAAAATTAGAATTAGATTTTAAAGTACTTTTAAGAGATAAATGGCTTTGGTATAATGGTAAGATGCCACAGGAAAAAATTGATCAGTTAGGTTGGGGTTATGATCCACTTGACGGTTTAAAGATATTAAAAGGTGAAATGGATTATTATTATGATTCAGATAAACATATTCAAACTGCATTAGCTAAAATAGAATTATATAAAACACAAGCAGATACCCTTAAAGAAATATTAGAAAGCATAAAGTGGCGACACCAGACAATTAAAAATATGATTGAATGGCGTAAGTTCACATCCGGTGTATAATGTCTATACTACAAGTAAAAAAGAAGAACCATGCTTTTATAACAGTAGATGGTGAACCTTCAGCTCTAAATGAGTTGAGTGACTTTTTTACTTTCTTTGTCCCAGGTTATAAGTTTATGCCAGCTTATAGAAATAAAGTATGGGATGGAAAGATTCGTCTTTTTAATATACACAGTAAAGAATTATATGCAGGACTATATCCCTATATTGAAGAATTTGCAGGAGTTGAAGGTAGAAATTATAAAATAGAGCTTGAACATGACAACTATTATGGTTATCCTAATACTGATCAAGAAGTTGATATGAGTTTTTTAAGTTCTTATAATTTAACTACAAATGGAAAACAAATACAAATAAGAGATTATCAATATAGAGCAATAGAATATTGTTTAGCTAATAAGGGTGCACTCTTATTATCTCCTACTGCTTCAGGTAAATCTCTTATAATATACTGTATTGCAAGATGGTATCTTGAGAACTATAATAAAAGGGTGTTAATAGTAGTTCCTACAACGAGTTTAGTTCAACAGATGTATTCTGATTTTGCTGATTATTCGACTGATGATATAGGGTTTGAAGATAGTTGTATGCATAGGATATATGCAGGAAGACCAAAATTTGCAGATAAGGAAAAGATAGTTATAAGCACTTGGCAATCAATATATAAAATGCCGGGTACGTGGTTTGAGCAATTTGGTTGTGTGTTCGGTGATGAAGCGCATAACTTTAAAGCTAAATCATTGACTTCTATATTAAGTAAGATGAGAGATACCGAATATA